CTCTCTCCTCCATTGTATACATTTATACATATTGTTTATTTTATAATTAATATATTGATATGTCAAAATATCTCAAAATGGCTTAAATACGTTACTTTTTGAAGGTACTTCGTGTAATAACATATCATGGCAAATCAATTTTTTGCCCCTAAATTGCCCCTAAATTGCCCCTAAATTGCCCCTAAAAAAAGCCCACCATATTGCTATGATGGGCTCTCTGTTCTACTTCAAAATCTCATTGACTTTGTTCTGGATTATAGTTGGATTATACCCCGCTGCCTTAAGCCTATTGATACGCTCCTGTCCGTTGCCCCACTTGCCTATGATGACTTCATGAGCAACTGCATTGATGATCTTGTCCTCTGACATCTGTGAAGCCTTGACGAGCTTGTTGACTGCTGCCTGTACCTTATTGTAATCATATCCAGCCTTTGTGAGTCTATTCTTACGATCAGTACCGTTGCCCCACTTGCCCGCCAGCACCTCTTTAGCCAGTGTGTTGACGCTCTTCTTTACCGGCTTAATAGTGACAATCTTCACAGCCTTAGTAGCCAGCTTGTGCCATGATGCTGCACTTATGTATGCTTTGTTGAGGTCAAGGTTGCCATTGTAGCCTGAGAGCTTGCCAACAGATGTATACTGCCTGATCAAGCAATTATATTTTCCTTCGTTCCATGGGTGCTCCTGGTATCCAGTCTCAACATAATCTGGGTACTGAGCGACCCACAGGCCAAAACCAGTTTTCTTCACTGCATCCATAGCGCTCTTCTGGATGTATATCAGTGGCTTAATGCCTGTCTTTTTCTGCACATAACTGCACCACTGCAAGCACCATTCCAGATCCTTGACACCAAACAGATGGTTGTCCTTGGCTTCCCAATCCAGAATAAGTACCGCCTTGCCGATATACTTCTTTACATACGCAAGGAAGTGGTCAGCCTCTTTCTGTGGATCTCCGCCATTTGCATAGTGGTATACTCCCAGAAGTTTTTTTCTACTCAAAACTTTATCACAATGCGCTGCAAAGTATCTGTTCTTATAGTCTGTTCCCTCGGTTGCCTTAACGATGCAAAAATCGTATGGCACTTTAGCAAGGTCTATTCCAGCATCCCCCTGCCATGCACTGATGTCTATTCCATTCATATTATTCCCCACCTTTCTCTTCGCTCTTTGAGGTTAATATATCTATTGCTTTATTGATTACCTTAGGAAGCGGTACACCCATGAGACCAGCGTTCTCCACAATACTGATCGTCTCATTTACAATAAATCCTATTATCACCGCATCCCGGATATAGTTTGACCCTATCGCCAGATCGAGCCTATAGGCTATCAATACAAACAAAAGGGACATGCCCTTACGACATAATCCCTTCCATCCTGCCTTGCTCTCTAAGGCTCCTGACGTTGTTTTCTTACTGTTGTGAAAAACTCCAGCCACCACCAAGCCACTCACATAGTCTATGGCCATGAACATGACCAGTGTTGCCAGCCCTGCATCCCATCCACCAAACAGGGATGCTATCACACCGCCTATTGCTCCGGCGGTTGTACATATTGCATTTTTCATACTTTCTATCCTCCTAAATTAAGATGTCAATTTATCGCCTGTCAGCCATGTTCCAGAGAGTGATATCTCATCATTTGCTGCAAGTTTCACTGTAGTACCCATCATGCAGATGTTTCCGTCAGGCCCCACGATTCCTGTAACCGGCGGTCCCTGCTGACCGGATGATACAGCTACGATCGATACCGGCCTGAAACCAGTCGGGACGGATGCAACACCTACAGTTCCGGTCCTACCAACAGCGTATGACTTCTTGACCTTACATGACATGTACATCTGCACAACATTGCCGATACGTCTGAGGTTTCTGTTTGTTATATTAGATGCATTTGTGCTGTTAACCGTTATTGCACCGGATATACCTGTGCCATCAAGTGCCATTCCAATGCCGCTGTCAAGATAAGATGAGCTACCTGTTTTCCTGTTTGTACCGGTTGAATAGTCGCTATCTGTTGTCCTCGTAAACGCAAGAGCATTTCCATACATACTATTGTATGCCGCTATTGCCCAGGTCGAATTTAAGGTTGGAAGCGATATGAGCGGGTAATAGTTGTTGTCAAGAATGGTATCGCCAGCATTAAATACCGCATTATCCCTTGCGGTCAGCCAAGTGGATGCTAAGATTGAGTCTATTACCTTAAAAAGTGACGCTCCCACATCTCCTCTGACTGTCAGTGACGACTCGCCAGAGTTATCACCGATGATAGTATTCTTTCCAAGCCATACCACGCCTGCCTTAGCTGCGCTCACCGAACTGTCATTCGTTATGTATATACCATCGCTTCCGATCACAAGCTGCTGCTTCAGTCCAGCGATACCTACAATGATGTTGCCATCCTTGAATGTTATATACTTTGAATAGTTGTCCGGATCCGCTTCGTCAACGTTTATAAGTTTCTCCCAGAATAGCTTCAATTCATTCCCTGACTTCTCAACTGACAGAGCCTTGTTGTAAGCTGCCTTTGCCGCTTCATAGCTGCTTGACTTAGATACATCTGAATATGACACAGAACCATCACTCAATATTGTCTGATCTACAAAGTACAAAGTATTGGTAGATCCACTGGTGTAGCTTGGCTCAGTTGTAACCCATTTCCCACCGGGAGGATTTGCCGTTGGCTTAGCTGGTGCTGTAGCCGTGGATGACTGAAGTAGATAATATCTTGTTACACTCTTGACATCCTTGACATTAAATATGGTTATTTCTGCCTTGGCTTTGATTGTAGCCATAGAAACACCCCCTTACGCTTCAAGCTGACATGTTATAGCCAGTGAGTTAGGTACATCTCCTGCACCCACCGCATAAGTATTTGAAGACTTCTGGTATACTCCGCCTGCATACCACTTGACTGTACCTATCCCAGATACTACTCCTGTTGAAGAAATAGTTTGTTCAGCACTGCCCTTGAATACATGTGCTGTAAGTACCGTAGAACCGGTGTTATTCTTAAAGATGATTCCGGCACTTGATGTAATTGTTAATGTCAGTGCATCCGCTCCTGCATTGCCCTGAGGTCCCTGTACTCCCTGATCACCTTTATCGCCTTTAGCTCCTGTTGCTCCTGTCTTCGCTACGGCAAACGAGAACTTCTTGTTGATCGTTACCCCATCAACAACAACTGGGATAGTTGCCTCGCATGCAGTTGTCAGCTTCGCCGTCAGAGTAAACGTGATTGTGACTTTTGAAGTTCCACTGTTACTTACCGCAGCTGTCACTCCTGTTGGGCAAACTATTGCCTTGGCATCTACTGTAACAACGGAACACATGTTATTACCACAATATGCTGCCGCATCTGTTGTGCATTTAGAACCGGCCGCAGCTCCCTGCGTGTCCCCAAGGAATGTGTATGCTTCGCTTGACAACACTACGTTGTAAGCATCTGATACATCAAGTACAGTAACCTGATCTGCTGCTTTTATTGTTGCCATATATATAATCCTCCTTAATCTGTTATAAGTTCACACATGAAAGTTACTTTTGTGTCCACGTCATCTGGTGAAAGGGTAAAAGAAAATCCGTCGTTACTCATTCTTGAATCGGCGGATGATATTATTCCATATTCTTCTTCATCAAGTTTCTGCCATTTCCACTGGATGTAGGCTGAACTTCCATACACTTCATGTAACTTATCTATATCTGTTATCCTGTCTTTTCCGTGGTATATCACCACAGACAAGACTGTTGATACTGCATTATTTTTAAATACGGTTCCTCTTGATGATTCTATCCTCAGGAGTGTGGTTATCTCATCTCTAACATTATCAACATCCTGTTTTATGTCGCTTATAACGTCCTCTATGTTCTGCTTACCGAGGGTAAATTTATCTGCCGATATGGCAAGATGGGATTCTCCCTTATTGTCAACATAGAACATTATGAAATTGTCAGAATCACCAATGTTTATCTGGCCATCACTTCCGAGATATGTTCCCCGGGATGTATTACTCATACTCTCTTTTGCGCCAGAGTATAAACCACCATCCGCTATGTGCCAGCCGCCTATTGTTGCTCCAAATGCCACAAGATCATCAACAGCTATCTTAGTTGCCGTGATAGACTTGGCTCTGATCACACCGCCATCAAGGCTGTTGTAATCCGTCTGCTCTTTCTCTACTGTGTTACCATCAGTATTCAGTTTGTAATACAGACCATCTTCACCCTTGATGACGAGCTTATCCGCTATGACTGTACCACCCTTGATACTGTCTCCCAGGATAGTCACACCAACGAGTGTTCCTGTGACCTTCTGATCACCGACCACAACATCTTCAATCAATCCCGACTTGGCGAAAAACTGCTCCAGAGCTGCCTTACCTATATTTGCAAAATCTATCTGTGCATACTTGATAGCCGCATCTTTCGCATCCAGCTTATCTGCATACAAACGCCTGTATACCTGCTGCACATAGTTCTCGGTTGGGCTTACATATGTCGCTTCACTGAGTTCTGTACTGCCATATGATCCGATAGCCGTTATAAGCCCGCCGTCATAACTGAAATCCAAGCTCATGACCGGCACCGGATATGCTTTGCCATCTCTGCTCAATACCTGTACTATATCTCCAAGCTCAAGTCTCATATCACCCGCAAAACTGCATGTCGTTGGATGATAGCTCATATCCTTCAGCTTTGCATACAGGCCGTCAAGAATCTCCTGTGTCATCAGGAAGTTGCTTGTTGCTATTCCTGTAAGCCCCTGTCCTGATTTTATTGTGCTGTTCTCATCAACAGCACATGAGATATACCCAACCTGAAACATGTTCTCTTGCACAACAACATCATCAAACGACCTGTTAAGCCCTACCGAATAATCCGTTGTCGTGTACCACCTGAAATCAAGCACTCCGTTCCTGTCAAATGTCGCAAACTTACCAGTAAGGCCGGCTATGAACCCAACTGCCTGTCTGTATGTGTAGCCATCAAAGTTTTTTGATATGTTGATTCCTGACGGAGCATTCTTCATTCTGATGCCTGTCAATGTCTCTATCTCTGCACATACCTCCGATATATCACAAGGATATAAGAGATTAGACAGATAATATCCAGACAGCTTGTAAGCCATCCTATCGTATGCAGTGAACGTGATCCTGCCATCATCAACAGTAGGTTTCTGCGCCATGAAGTATCCCATCTTGACATACTCTATACTGTCATCATCAAGCATGAGGCCTATCTCAAGCAGAAATTCCCTGCCGGTCAGACTTATATCCGGCTGTATCATTGTGATATCAAGCTGCGTGGAACTGGCGCACCCTATCTCTAAGGTGCTTGTTCCAGTTCCGGCTATACACTTCATATCAACACTGACAAAACCGGATTCTATGACAGTGTCATCACATGTTATACGTGCTCTGAAGGTTCTGCCATCACCCATTATTCTATTGCCAAAGTTATCTGATACTTTCGTGTACATCCGATATCTCCTACTTCTCTATCAGGTCAACTCCAACCCCTGTATACCTGTACATTCCATCACGTATGTCATATACCGGGTATGTCGGAGTGCCTGCATACATCCTCTTTGTTACATATTGCTTTGTTCGTGGATCCTTGAATTTAACATCAAAAAAAGAATCATAGATTGCACTCTCTATAAGTGCTATCTGTGATTCTGTGAGGTAATTCCACTTAATCTTCAATGTCATCTTTCTGGCCACGATATCACCGAACATTTCTCCATCCGAGACTCGCCCAGTGTTCTTGCTCCAGATCTTCTCTGGCGCATAAGTGAGACCACCATTGATCGCTGGATCTGGCATGTCCACTCCATTTATAACAAGCTCTGCTGCCACAGTCTCACTCCTTTCCTATACCAATATTGGATTCTTGCCTGTCTGGATGGTCCTGTCGTTGATGTCCTTTATAACAACATCTGTAACCTGTTTGCCGCCGACATATACATTTATCACAGGTGTGTTTCCACCTGACTTGCCGCCACCGCTGTTCGCCGCTGTGACCGCCCTGTATACACCAGCTTCAATACCTTCGACTATCTGAGCATTATTCGCAACCGCTGTCTTACCATTGCTGAACTTACCAACAAGCTCTCCGTGGTTCGCCATGAACAAGCCGTCCTCCGGGAAACCACCAGTCGCAAATGTGGATATATGTCCAACATTAAAACCAATTGTAGTTCCATCGAATAATGTCTTATATTTTCCGTGAATAATATCATAATAACGGATAGGATTAATCTTCCAACTCAGCTTGTTAAGATTGTCGATAATGTAAGTATTTATCCATCCAATAACCGTATTTATGGCTGATCTGAAACCGTTTTTTAGTGCCTGCGCAGAAGTAGCTGCTACGATTGTGAACCTTACAGTCTTATTCTTCCACTGTGCCGCCCTATTGTTCCACCACGTTTTTATGTTCTGAATCGTTGTCACGGAATTAACGCTAAACTTTGATATCTTATCCTTCCACTGATCCGCCCTGTCCTTCCACCATTGTCTTATAGCCGCTGGTGTAGTTGCTACAGTGGCAGTCAATATAGCGATTTTATCTTTCCAGTCCTGCAGCTTATCTGTTGCCCAGTCTTTTATCTTACCAACAGTTTCCTCATCAAGCGCCGCTGACAACTTTGCAGCTATAGGCAGTGACTTGTTTTCTGAGTCTCCCCACAGGCTCTTTATCGATTCCCAAATATCTGACAAAGTATTCTTTAACTTGAGACCAACCTCAAGTGCTGTATCCTTGAGTTTAGCCCATACATCTTTGATACCTTCCCATATCTTCTGTGCCTGATCTGACCAGTCCGTGCTCTTGATCTGATTGATAATAGCATCCCAGATAGCAAGTACCAATTTGTAAAATGCGCCTGCAACACTGATGACAGCCTTGATAGCACCTGTAATGATTCCTATCCAGTCTACCGATGTTATTGCATCGACAAGATCTGTACCAATAGAATCCCAGTCCACTTCATCGAAGAATGTCGATATACTGTTCAGTACACCCTTTACACCCCCACCGAAGGTCTTACCACCCTCCTTAAAGTCTATCGCTCCAAAGAAGTTATTAACTGTCTTGCTTGCACTCTCCCCGGCTTTCTTCCAATCAAACGTCTTGGCAAAGCCAAAGCCTGTATCTATGACATTCTGAACCGCTGTACCAAGCGTATCTCCAGCCAGCGACCAATCTGTAGTGGACAGCGTGCTGTTTAGTGTTTCCGCAAGGGACTCTCCCCACTTCTTAAAATCAAACTTCTTCTGGAATGTATTGATTGCTCCCAGAATTGTGTTGATTCCATTACCAAGTGTGGATCCTACAAGATTCCAGTCTGTCTCCTCAACTGCTCCATTTAAAAAGTCGGCTATCTTCTCGGCTATGCTGTTGCACTTCTTCTGGACACTGCTCCAATCAATAGATCCTAAAGCACTGTTTATCTTGTCTCCAAGGGCCTTTCCAACAGCTTCCCAGTTGCCACTCTTGATAGAATCTGCAAGGCTGCTTGATATATCAACCTTTGTGGTTTTCCAGTTGCCTGTATTCAGTCCGTTTCCGGAGCTGCCGCTTCCGGAGCTTCCACTGTTATCATCCAGCTTGGTGATCTCGTCAAACCCCAACAGCACATTCTGCAGTTCTTTAGCACTTGCAGCCGACTGGTCAAGGCTTGCCGAATAATCTTTCTGAGTATATACAGCCTTTTCAAATGTTGTTTGACCTGTAAGGTATGCAAAGAACTCAGCTAGCTTGTTGAATGCATCAGCCACAGTGTTCACTATACTTGTAAGTATTGGTGTTATATAGCTGAGTAGCGGCTGAAATGCTGATAATATGCTACTCTTCAGATAGGTAAATGATGATGCCAGCAGTGACAGATCATTGTTCACAACTGCCGATTGCTTCGCAAAGCTCTGCAAGGTCTCACCCATGCCACTCATAAGCTGCATAAACAGCATTGAGAGCACCATAGATTTAACCATCCTTGATGTCTGTGTAAACTTTGAACTTAATCCTGACAGCTTGTCTTTAAGTGATGATAATCCTCTTCCTATCAGTGTTGTATTCTCATAAAGAGAGAGCAGTCTGCGCCCGGCATTACCCGCCGCAGTTCCAAAGTTTCTTATGTGGGACACACCATTTTGGAACCTATGAATCAGTGATGCAGTAGCATTACCAACGTTCTTGACAGTAGATGCAAGTCTGCCAAAGAAGCCAGTAGATGTATTCTGAGATGTATTCTGCAAAGCGGCACTGAGCTGTGATATGCGTTCCTGTGCCTGCTGTATAGAATCCCTTGTCTGCTGCATATTTGCCTGAAGCATTTCCTGCTTACCGCTTAAACTTGCTGACTGTGTCGATGCCGTACTATATGCGTTCTGAAGTGATCTCAGTTTATTCTCCTGCTGAGTAATAATAGAGTTCATTCTCTGAAGCCCCTGTGTGCTTCCAAAGTTTCTGCTTTCGGCACTGACTCCTTCCATGGCTGTTTCCAACTTCTCAAGTCTTCCCCATGCCTGTTCACTTGATGTATCCAGTTCATTCATCTTTTTAGTCATGTCTTCCATGGACATGAACGAATTACCAACATCTATGATGTCATAAGGAGACTGCTTGAGTCTCTCTATGGCATTGAATAACTCGTTGGCTGATATTTTATTTTCATCAAGTGTAGTCTTGAGTCTGACCATCTCTGCATTTATGCTGTCGTCAATATTCAGCTCAGACATTATTGAGGACATCGCCTCATAATCTCTTTTTAAACCATCAAGTCTTGTTTGCTGTGCCTGTATATCATTACTGGTTTTCTGAACCTTCTGATTCTGTATATCGTACTTCTGATTCACTGCGTCCAGCTTTATCCTGTACCCATTGAGGGTATTCTGCAACTTCTGGAGCTTGGCCTGTTCCGCATCAAGAGCTTTCTGTGCCTTTTCCTGTGTTGCATCACCGGGATTTCTCGAAACCTTATACGATCTCGTCTCACCGCCATTGTTTGTATTCCCACCCCAATTAGCTGTTGGCCTTGAGTTGAATACATCCTGCATAGTTTCTTTGACTTTTTTCCATCCGGTCGTTATTTTGGCCGTTTCAGCAGTGCTCTGCTTTGATACAGTCTGCATCTTGGAATTTATCTCACCAACCGCCTTGCCTGTTCCGCTAACAGTCTTCGTAACCTCTGACATCTGCTTGTTATATGCAGCACTCTGCTCTGTGAGCGTCCTGAGGTCTTTTGACATATCCTTGATAGGCTGCGTTATCTCATCCAAGGCACTTGCTATGTCCATGGTCTGTGCTTCAGTTCCCTTGAGAGTTTCGGTAATATCTGAAAGAGCTTTCTTCAGCGCATTGGTGTCAGCAGTAAACTTGACGGATATCTCCTCTATTGTCATATTCTGTCCCACCTCCTTCCTTTTCGTATTTCTTCATGATTTATTTTTTGCTCTTATCCACATGCCTGTACATTATTGCCTTGTACTTCTCAAGCTCTGCCTGTATCTTTTCTTTCTCGTTCCAGTATGGGAATATATCTGATACATTTATATCTCCATCATTTTCCCATACCCACATGGATATAAGCTCAGCCTGCCTGAATGCTATGTTGGCTTCGTGCTGGTGCTTCCTGCGTTCCCGCTCGTTGTAGATCTTTATCATGTCCACAAGCTCACCCCAGGTATAATCCAAAGCCTCAGAGAAGCCCACACCAGCTATCCTTGCTTCAAAGAGAAGCCTATCTATATCATAAGGGAGTGCTGTCTGACTTATCTTCGGAATCGCCCGCCGTTGGGGTCTGTCCACTATCCTTCTGCAGCTTCTCTACTCTTTCCTCAAGGCTGTCAAACATAGTCTTATATGTTGTATTGATACTGTTTACAACACTATTTGCCTGATCCTTCTTGATAATTCCGGAATTAACTGCAATATCTGTGAGAACCTTTGCAAAGTCCTCAGCTCCGCTTCTGCCGTTCTCAACAAGCAGATCGTAAAACTCCTCTCCATCTGTGATCTCGTTGTCATTGTCCTTGTAACCCAGAGCTATGCCAAGAATATCAACCGCTCTGTCTATATCATCTACTGCACCCATGAGAGTTGCCAGCATATTCTCCTCGTACTTCTCCTTGAGAATCTTCTGACCACCTGCTGTAAGTCTCAGGTGAAACTTCTTCTCTGCTCCATCTACCTTGAGTTTGATTTCCAATGTCTGCATATCTGCTTTACCTCCTAAAAAGGCAGGGAGACCACGCCCCCTGCCTGTGATGTATTATTTCATATTGTTGTATTACAAAAATGGATTATGCTTCTACCGGATCCGTAACCTCCCACTCACCCTGAAGGTTTACAACTGCCTTTGCCTTAATGAGGTTGTTGACCTCGGCACCGGTAACTGTCGTTGTAACATATCCCTTATTCTTGAATACTGTCTTGTCAGGGAATGTGACCTCAACATCAACTATAGCCCCAGCATCCTCAAGGCCCTTGAGTATACGATAGTCTGAGGTTGTTGCTCCATTGTCATAGAGATACTCTACCTCCCAGCTATCGTTCTCCTGCACACCTGGAACACTTTTCTTTGACTTATCCTTGAAGCATGTAGCATCAAGTGATGAAGGTGTTCCTCCAATGTCTCCTATCTTTGTTGCATAATTAAGGGCTGTCTTGCCTATCTTGATATCAAGACCTATTGAGGCAAGTCCCTGCTTTGGTGTATCTGCCATTGTTTTATACCATCCTTTCTGCTTATGAAATAAGCCTGTTTGTTCTTGTGTCTACTTTGCTGCTATATCTGAGAGTCTTTCTGCAATATCCGCTGGCATCAACATTATCTCCATCGTCATCTGGACTTTCGTAGTCCCTGTTGAATCCAAGATCCACCATCTTCTCATCAACCTTCAGCATGATATCTATACATTCATCCAGAGTGGTTGCCCATATGTCTATCTGAAAACCCAGATTATCAACAACGCTGTGCATACCTGTGCCAGTATTGGTTATCTGTATAAATGTGATCAATGGAACATCTCCAATGGACTTAGGATAGCTCATTTTCACCTTAAGTCCATTGTGATCTATACTCTCAAGCAGCTCTCTGATCTGTCCTCTTGCGTCTATCATCTGGTGATCTTACTCTCCATTCTTACTGCTGATTTCAGCCTTTCTACTATGTGTTCCTCATTGTTCTTCATTGCTGGGTAAAGGTATGGCTGTGGTGCCTGTCCTCTGGTAAGATATCCAATAACCTCTCCATCCTTCTTTATAGGAATGAAGTGATACTTTTCAGCCTGAGCCTTATCTATCTTGTCAACAGGTATCATCCATGGTGTCTGCCTGTATGTGAGGTCTATACCCTCAATCTTAAGGCCTGCCGCCTGTCCAACGGGTCCTGTGCCAAACTCCACATATGCTGCATAGCTTGCATTGTTGTATACCTCACCAACAATCTTATCCTCTGTCTCGGTTACCCTTGTTTGTATCTTCTCTCTGAGATATCCACCATCAACAGGGGCAAGTGCTCTGGCTTCTCCTGCTATGCGGTCGGCTTCCTGTTCCACAATCTGCTTTACATTGCCATCAATCCCATTAGAAAGTTTATCCAGGGCACTTATGAGCGTATCCAGTCCTTTGATTTCAATAGGCATATCTACTTCACCCTTTCTATGATGACAAGGCGATAAGAGGGATAAGGTTTGATGGATTCCACGTTGTACATGTTATCGCCCACCTTCACCCGGTCTTTTTCTTTCAGGCTGATATCATCATCGAACACGCATCCCTGAAGCATCTCATTGACACGCTCACCATACTCAGCTACTTCAACCTCTGAAGATATAGGACTCCACAGGATTCCCTCAAGTATTCCAGATGGCTCCGTCTCATATACATATGTTTCGTTACCATACCTACCCTCACGTACAGAATAGCGATATATCCCGCTATTCTGTCTCTTCTGTGCTATCTTTCTTCTTATGCTTGACATATACCCTCCTGTATCTCTTGAGGCTGTCCAGGACCTTATCAACCTGTGTATCAAAGCTCTCTCCTGTGAGATATGTAGTATTCTCGGACACAACGCCCTCTGAATAGCTCTCAGACTTTATGTGCTTGTCAGCCTGGTCTCTCTCATAGAGTATAGCTGCGATCTCGACCGCCTTTGAGGCAAAGGCTTCATCAAACTGCTTCACATTCAGAAACAGAACTATCTCATCCTTCGCCTCTTCCAGATAATCGGTAAGGATCTCATCGCTTATATCCTTATCAGAGCCTATCTTCCTCTTAAGCCTTGCCAGTGAATCCATCATGTATCACCTCTCAGTCGGTCGCTTTTGTGGCTGTCTTTGTGGCTGTCTTTGTGGCTGTCTTTGTGGTTACCTTTGTTTTCTTCTGAGGCTTTACCTCTTCCTCCACCGACTCTTCTTCTTCTGCTTTCGCATCCTCCACCGGCTCTTCCTCTGCCGACGCCGCAATGACAGGTTCATCCTCTATAACAAAGGTCTTTATGTCCTTGCGGCAATGCTCTACAACACGCTCATTCCGGCAAGTGAAGCTGTGTCCTGTGATAATATTCTTTATAATAGCCATATCTGTCCTCCTACTTCTTGTTCACTGTGAGAGTTGCAAGTGCATCCTTCTGCAGTACCTTTGCACCACAGAGGTGAAGTCCCTTTACAGCATCTGAGAAGTTGCTCTCTGGTCTGTAACCCTCTGTCTCAGTGATCTGCTCAGCAAATGAAGTGCCAGCATTTGTACCGGCAAGTATCTTGTACTTTGCGCCCTCTGTATTCGGTACATTGTTTGATACATAGATCTGGAAGCCTGCGGCAGCTCCGATGTGTCCGCCCTGAAGGATTGCCATGTTGACATCTGTACCATTGCCCACGAATCTTGAATCCTTCTGAAGAAATCCATGATAGAATGGTGGCACAACTACCCAACGACCTACAAGTGGAACATTCTTCTCTGTGAGCTCCGTTCCAAGATCTACAAGCAAGTCATATGCATCATCCTTAGTTGGAACAATTGGAGACTCATCACTTCCGATTGCTCCGGCAGCACCGGCTACCATGATTCCTGCAAGCAGTGAATCAACAGTATCATTCAGACCATATGCAGCTCTTGCCATGGCCTCGTTCATGAGCTTTGGGTTAGTCTGAGCATTGTCCACATCCTTGATGGCAAAGTTGAAGTAATTTGCCTGATCAATAACAAGTGTATTCTGCTCACCTGTAAGCTCATCCGGATCATCAATCTTTGCTCCTGTATACTTCTTGATCGTGATGTCACCGATCTGGTTGATCTTTACAGTATCACCATACTGCGTGATCTCACCCTCATAATCTCTGTTGACAAGGCCTGCATACACATGGATCTTGTCAAGATGTGCAAGAAGTCTTGCACTCCATATCTGTGGAATAAAATTCTTAACTGACATATATCATCTTCCCTTCTTACTTATTCTGTTTGAGCACATTCTGCACCTCATCCCAGTGTGCGTTGATCTCTTCAACACTCATGGACTTTATGCTGTCCATTGTTATTGTTGTGCCCTGGGTCTTATCCCTTGGTGCTGTGCCTCTCATCTTGTTACTGATTGAATTTGAAACAGCGTTTCTAAAAGTCTCTTCAAACTTATCTATCTTAGCCGCTGTCTCCTCTGCTGTGTCGCCTGTCAGAACTTCAGCAAATGAAGCGTCCAGTCCTCTCTTGATCAGCTCCTTGCCTGTTGCAAGTACAAGCTGCTGTCTCTCAAATGCTTTCTTCTCAGCGTCAAAGGCGGCCTTATCCTTATCAAACTGATATTTTGCTCTCTGCTCCGCTGTCATCTTCTCCAGCTTCTTAGCCTCGTCAAGGTTTTCAATAGCTTCCTTGTCCCACTTCTCCTTGGCTGTAGCAAGTGCCTGTGTGACTCTTGCGTCCGAAGCTGACTGAACAGCCTTTTTGAACTCTGGTCTTGCCAGAATCTCCTCGACTGTCATAGTCTTAAGCACATCTTCAAGTGATGCTGTGCTTGTTGCCTGGTTCTGCTGCGCTCCCTGTGTCTGTGTACCAGGCTGTGTTGTTGCCTCACCAATCTGTGCCTGTGTCTGTGTTATCTGCTGTGTGTCTGCCATAACTTTACATTCCTTTCTGTGTGCCTGTCAGTTCATGCCTGCCAGTAGTCTATTGATACGTCCCCAGCAAGTTCATGCCTTGCTGTTGAGGTTTTAATGTCTTTTCCTTGACAATAAAAAAGACCATGTTTTTATCATGGTCTGAATTAACGATTATTCTGTTTCTTCTGTCGCTCCAGTGCATATGTTGTAAGTGATCCGCAACACGCACAATAGATATCATCCTCAGCATATACCCTATGTCTGCACATCTGAGTTCTCATCTCTGAGCACACATTTGGTGATTCCTCCAGTGCGATTCCGCACTTTGTACAGTAGTTGTCAAGCTCATTGTATTTCCGCTTGCACCTCGGACATATTCTATTCATGTATTCACCGCTCCTTTACTCAACTATTACCCAGTCTTCAGCAAGGCAATCGTTTATACTCGGCACCCACATAGAATGTGAGCCATCAACACATCTGATCTGCAGATATGGGTTACACTTGAATAAGTCACCCTCGCTGATTCCCCAGGCTTCTGCGGTCTGCTTGTTACATGGTATGCCATCAGGATATCCCTTCTGGAATACAACAAACATTCCCTTGCCATTCCAACCCTTTCTTGCAACTCTGAAGCCCTTCTTGAGCATTTCAAGAGCAATTCCAAATGTCATGTTGTCACATGGCCTGTATGCTTCGTTAAACTGCTTCTCCGGTGACCAGCTCTCATATCCATCTGAATATTTTACGAGATAGCCTTCATCTGCTGGATTTTCTTCCGCTGGAATCTGCCATCCTCTGTAATTGTTATAGTCGCCTCTTGTCATCGGTCTTGCCTCAATCTGCTTTGTTCCAATGTACTTCTGCATTCTTTCATCCTCCTATTTTTTGCATTAAAAAAACACCATACATCTCTGTACAGTGCTTGTAATCACATCTAGCATTCTTTTCTACTCTTCTCCTATATGCCTTTTTCCGGGCTTATATAGTTCTTCTATAACTCCATTGGCTATATCTCCGCCTACGTATCCTGGACCATACAGTTTGTCCAAATGTGCTCTAACCTCCGAATCTCTAGGCAATGACCTAAATTTTTCTCTCTGCTTATCATATTCCTCATATGATGTAATACTTAAAAACTCTTCTTTTAAAGTCATCTTAATGCCTCCTCTATCAATTTGATCTCGTACTCATTGAGCATTGTTTTGTCCTTTTGATACACTCTGAAAAGCTCTGAAATAGCCTCCCACATAAATTCTGTATTTAAATTACCATCTGGGGTGATAGCCTCAGTTACGCTATCAATATATAATCTACCTTGATATTCGCTTATAAACTTATCACCATGCAATATATAAATATTGAATTTTTCACCTGAATCATTTTCATATATTTCCGAAGTAATATCTGCATCGCTTAATCCCTCAGTTAAGTATTTCTTATACTTTTCCACAATTTTAGGATCCATCATGCGTTCTTCTATCAGGTGTCCAAATTCATGATCTATATCCTCTTTCTCAGCGCCTTTGGCAATGTTGATAATGCCTTTTTTTACATCACAACTACTGCCATTCTGCCCCATATTAAAGGTTACATCAGCCATTGCTTTCTGCACTTTATCTGGCAACTGTGAGTATGCGTCAACAACAGCTTTTTCATCTCGAATAATGTTTACATCCGACTTTGACGCTTTAAACATTATATCTCTTATATTATCACCATTTTTTGTATTATCAACATCTTTCTTCTCCAACACATACTTCCTGTACCACTGTGCATAACTCATTTCAAACGGCACATGAATATTCTTACCAGTCTTCGGATCTCTTGCGATTCTTTCCTTTGGCAGGTCCTCTCTATATCCCATTGTTGTAGATCTGCAATGAGGATGCATAGGCGGGAAGTTTACACCCTGTTCTGCCTTTGACACAAAGAAAACCTCTTTATCCAGCTTTCTGCAGATGGATGATGTCCGCAAGTCCAGTGTAGCAAGGTATATGTATCTTAACACCCCTGCCGCCTTGTACGACTTCAATGTTCCCTGGTTACAGCAGTTGTTTACCTCGGTGCGGATTACTCTGTTTATGTTGTACCTGCCGCCATCTATCTTTGCCTCCAGCGCAAGATCCATATCTCTGATACTCTGCCCGGTCATAAGTCCCTGCGTTATAACCTGCTCGAGGCTCTTTGCCAACTTATCTGTGTTCTTCCATATTCTTTTAGAATAGTTGGACCCTGCCCATTCAGTCTCTATGGCTGCCTGTACATCCCTGTCAGCCAGCTTTGTAAAATCAAAGCCAGTCTCAGTTCTGCGCTGCATATCATATATGCTTCGGTAGTAGCTCTCGCTATATGTATCTATGAGCCTGTTTTCAAGCCTTCTGTGTGCATCGGCACCAACCATATAAGCCTGTGAGTATACCAAATCTTTCAGAGCTTCCAGCCTTGATATTCTCGCCGCATAAGCCGGAGCATTGAGCCTTGCAAGTATAGCCTGCCTGGCTATCTCCTCCTGACACTGTGCAAGTGTGATCATAAGATTGCGGCGCATAGTCTCCGTCTGTTTTTCATTAAGAAGCCTCAAGGCGGCATCCTGGCTTATTCCTGAATCACGTGCATACTTACCAAATATCTCCTCTATCTGCTTCTCTACGATATCCACAGCGCCATCAAAGAGCTTGTTTACATGCATAATATCAACATCGGCTCTGTCCTGGGAGAGCTTCTCAAGATCTACAGCTCTCTTCTCCCAATAGTTGTTGTCGCTCATAGATCACCTACTCTTTCTCAGGATCCTTTTCTTCATCATCCTTGATAGGTGTCTCCATATCCTGTGCATGCTGACTGCCAAACGTGGCAAGGTACTGCTGCTGTTCCTCGGCTTTCTGCTTCTTCACATTCTCTATGACCTCATCAACATCTTTGATAAACCAGAGCTGTGAAAGAAGTGTCTTATCATCCACTATGCCCCTGAGCTGAGTTACCATATTGATGATTGTTGGCTTATCTATTGGCATTGCAACTGTGAATACAACATCAAGCTCTTTCTTGTCTATGAGAGACATTTCACCCTTGACATTAAGCCAGTGGTTGTACATCTCGAATCTCTTCTTGAGCCCTTTCTCAAGGCTCCTCATCTTGTTCTTCACAAGCATATTCATAACCATCAACTTGAGCATGAGGGCCTGTCCTGAGCTGTTTCCTGCAAAGTTCTCATCTGTCATATCAACTGTAAGGGTCATCTTGTGGATTTCTCGGATAATATCATTACAGAGCACTGAAACACTGTTTTCATCAAATGCTTTCTGTATGTACTCTATCTTTCCATCCAGTGGCAAGCCATCAATGAAGCGGTTCTTCTTCAGTTCTTTCTCGTCATCGTCATCTAATGTCATACCGAACATGGCAAGGATTGAATTGACGAACTTCTTCTTGTCTGTCACTCGGTCGCTGAAAAGCTCGTTGAGTGCATCCTGCATAGGAATGATCTGTTCAAAGTCACCCTGTCTCTCATCGTTGTTCTGGTACTCCACCACAGGAACCTCACCAAAGTAATGCTCCTGTTCGCTGCCCTCAACAAGGTAAAATTCAAAGTTATCAAGGTCACGACTCCTGTATTCTTTGGTGTTGTGATCATTGCATACAGTGATTGAATAATACTTTGATTCATTCAGATCTTCCTGTATCTCATAAATAATCGCAAATAACTTATTGTGCTCCACTGTATTGTCTCTGACCATGATACAGTTCATAGGGTTCACTACTGTACTTCGTGGCTCTGGATTTTCATCGCTGTTGGCATAAAGCTGTTCATAGGCTTCGCCATATATGCCTATAGCCTTACCTATCTTGGAATCTATCTCTGATATAGTCTCATTGTCGTATACGTCCTGTATGCGGCTTATATCAAGTTTCTGGGACAAGTCAGGATCATACAGCTTCACGCTTCCATTCTTGATAGATGCTTTCACACCACCTTCAAGCTCCTTGCGCTGTTTATCCGCTTTATCCGCTTTGTCGCTGTTGTACTTGACCGGTTCACCGAGATAATAGCCAAGGCCGACATCAACCACATATTTAGCATAGTTGACATTGAACCTTACAACATCATCATCGTCATCCACTTTGTGTGCAAGAATATCATGTCTACCCTCGTAGTAATCCTTACACTTAGCCCATCTGGCAAGCTGCCCTTTATGCTTCTGTATGAGGTATTTGAAAACCCTTGAATCTATGTTGTCTAAGTCCGGCACCATTGCCGGATCTATGTATATTGCCATCGTGCATATATCCTTTCTGCCATGTGTTTATAATCCCTTCGGTCTCTTCCTTGACTTAACACGGCTGTTTCTTCGTATATCCTCTATTGAGTACCTGAGAGCCGCCATGGCATCGTCAAAGAACGGCACAGGCTCATCGGTGTACTCGTTTGTCTTCTGGTCAAGCTGCCATTTCCACTGTCTGATCTCGTCATATGTGTTTGTGCAGCTATAATGTATATGTATCTTTGGTATCTGCTTCAGATAATCTATCTGTGCATGTACGCTTCCCGGCTCCTTTAGGACTCCTCTGGCTCTCTTATATCCGGCTTTCTGCCACATCTTGATTCTGTCCGGCTCTGCTGAATCACAGTACATATTTAGCTTTTTATCAAACTGCTTTTCAGCTGCCATCTGTATGATCTCGTTCGTGTCTTTCTCGTACACATAGAGTTCTTTGCAGATGTACAATTCACCATCCTTGAAAGCCACCTCAAGCAAAGCATTGGCATGATTGAATCCAAAATCCTGTGCATTCACTACATAATCGAAGTTGTTGTGATCTGTGTTAAAATCCTCAACAACATAGTTTGTAAGGATAAGGCCACCAACTTCGCCCCACTCCCCAAGTCCATAGACCCTATATCCCTCAGGATCCACCTTCTTACGTCTCTCCATTCTTGCCCTGTATGCCGCATCAATAAATCTGTTGTTGACATAGTTGCTTGAATGTGTCAGTACATTCTCGTCCTCAATATCAAAGAAGTTTTTCTTTATCCAGTGGGTAGCTGATACAGGGTTAAATGTCATCTTGATCTGGTAGAACTGCCCTGGTGGCAGCTTACCTCTGAGACGGTCATCTATAATCTCAAAATCACTCTGCATAAGCTCCGTAGCCTCTTCTATCCATACATCCGTGAGCTTTCCACGCTTAAATGTGATAGATTTCAGCTTTTCACGCTGCTTATCATCATTTACCCCTCTGAATATGATCTGGTTACAATTTGCCTTGCATTCGATCATGAGCGGGTTCTGCTTGATGGTCCAGTATTTCTCATATTTATCACCGAACATACGAAAAATAGCACCCTGCAATTCTGCAAAAGTGCTATCTCTGTTTGTTATATCTGATTTTCTTACACATAATAAATTCCTGCCTGGATCCTGAAGGAGCCTGAGTATATAGTTTGTGGCTGTGTCAACACTTTTCCCGGATCCAGCCGAGCCTTTCATAACTATATATCTTCTCTTGCTCCTGTTCACTTCCTTAAATGCAGGATTAAGCTCAACTTTAATGTTCATCGTCTGCCATATCCTCCACTTCTGAATTATCCAGAGGTGTTTCATCACCATACGACACATTTATATTCAATGTCATATCTTCGCCCTCGGTATTCAGATTGATAATATCCTCAGGCCTCTGCCCCACTGTATCCCTAATGAACTCAGCACTGGCAATTGAGCCTTTGAGGGCTTTCTGAACTTGGGCTATGAGTATAGCGTCCTGGACTGTGATATTCTTGCCCTTTATATCTGCTATGTTCTTTATCTTGTCGATATTGACCACAGCGCCTTTATGCAGGCTCATGGACAGGATAGTCTCAAAGGTATCTTTCATCTGCTTCTTTGCAGCTCTTGTCTTACCTGATTTGACGCCGCCTTTCTTGCCTGCTTCCTGAAGCTCTTCTTTTGTCATGTCCTTAAAGCTCTTTCCCATCCGTTTCACCTGCCTTTCATATAATCTAAAAAAGTACAAAAAATGGAGCCTTGCTGTTATAGCAAAAGCTCCAAATATAGTAATAGTCAACCGGAATTGAACCGATGCCTCGTCAGTGGCTACTGCCATACATCAACACGTTCTGCCAGCCTAAACTATCTTCTATTACTATTATTATCATACCATGCTCTATTTACCATTTCAACCAACGCTTTTTCCTTGCTGGTCAATCGTGCTGCCCCCTTATCTGAATCATTCTCACTATGAAAATAACCATGATGTGTATGTGGCTTTAATCCCTTATGTGGATGATCTAAATGTATTGTTTTGGTGCGTTTTCCATCACTGTCAAAATAGGTGATATCTGTGGGGCCATCTTTTCCAACAATCGCATACACTCTTCCTTTTGTCATTGTCTCCATTAGTGGTTCTGATTGCCTATTGGTCTTTTTTATAAACTTCACATTTCCAACTGTGAGTAATGATTTGTATTGAGAACCATACTTTTTACCTTTACCACTTATTCCGCTACTCGCACCACGTCCACCCATTATTTTACCTTTCTTATCTATTTACACCTTATTCTTCGCTGGCTTATATGAATATTCATATCCATACTTCTTTGCGTTTCTGCTGAGCCACTTACTGAGATCCGCATCATAGTTGTCACTACTTACCTTGACGCTATGAATGGCTTTGTTGAACTCCGTAGCCTTAAAATGTGGTTTCTTTTTAATCGTATACGTTCCCGCTCTTCTTTTGCTGTATAGCTTAGGATCTATACCTCTAGGCGGCAATGCGTTTCTGCTGCTTGCTGTTACCGCCTTTTGTCCACTACCTGCCCATGTCTCAAGGTCTGCCCCACTAAAATTGCCCCATCCATTCGCTGGATGATTGTGTATAAAGTGCTTACCTTCGCTTTCAAATGCATCATAACTCACGCTACCTCTGGAACCCTTATAATAATGTGTCACATATCCATTATCATCCACTTGGACTCCCCATTCTCGGCCACTCTTGGTATGCTTATCATTAAAATTCTTGATAACCCTGTCTATACTTCCTGTATTCTTTGAACCATTCATCCAGGCAGGAAACAACTTCTCTGATGACTTACCTCTTCCATTTGAAAATGACAGTCCTCTATCTCCTTGCTTTGCCCTGAATGCGTTTGCTCCTCTGCCACCCAATTGCTTTACCTCCACGAAAAAAGGACACTTCACAATGAAGTGTCCCAACATACTATAACTATGTAATATTTATTCTTCCTCTATCGGGAACCACAAACTGCTGTCGTCATTCACGCACATACATAAAGGATTGTTAAATGCATCCTCCTCAGATTCCCAAAACTCTTTAAGTTTTTTATCTCCAAGCATTCCATTCTCATAGAGGTCATCTATATTCTTGAATGTTATCTCCTCATCCGTATCATAATTAACGATTGATGCCGGACTATAATATATAAAATAATCTCCAATCCTGAATGCCTGAGCTTTCTTCATATGGTGTAAAAATGTGTCCTTAAGCATATCTCCCACCTAACCTCTCTTAAATGCTTTATTGTCATAATATTTCACCTGAATACTGTCAGGGAATTTATAACCTATATCACCGCCATATACAAGCACTCTCTTTGGCCTGATGCGCTTGAGTGCTTCTGTCATTCCATTATACCACATCTGTTTATTTTCGTCATCCAGCTTGACTCCAATAGTTGACACTGAAACAGTTCCACCCTGTTGTATTCCATCAAAACAGAATGTATATGTTTCTTTCTCAGCCCATGAAAGAGTTGGTATAACAGTAATACCAACATCCTGCATCATCTGACCAATGAGACGGCTTCTGTACACGTTCCATATCTTCATTGGCATCGGCATGTCCATGTACAGACTGAAGTCTGGAGTAAATACACAGTCAAACTCTCTCAGCTTGTCCATGTACTGTTGTGGGCTGTTCCAGATTCGCTCAAACTGGTAGTCATCAATGTAAAAATGTACTCCACATCTACGCTTCTTTGTGGATAGAACATAATTGAATGATATCAGCTCATCCGGTTCTGCATTCTGTGCCTCGATAATCGGCATTTGATAAAATCCCTCTGCCCTTGCTCCGTCAAAATCATCAAGGTTGTATGCCTCATATGTCCGCTCTCGTTCATCGCCATAATAGCTGTCATCGTCCTCATCATCCTCTAACAGATCTGGAACATCAAAGCCAAAGTCTGCCATGTCAAAATCCTCTATGGCTGTAAGCTCCTGGTTGAGTAAATCCAAGTCAAAACCACTGTTCATGGTCAACTTGTTGTGCGCCAGAATATATGCTTTCTTCTGCTGCTCTGTGAGCTCTGTAAGCCTTATACAAGGCAGTTCGGTATATCCAAGCTCCTTGGCTGCCAAGAGCCTACCATGTCCCTCTATCAGGACGTTGCCCTCGTCTATTGCAAGCGGATCATTGAAGCCAAACTCACTGATAGACTGCTTTATCTGCTCAACCTGTTCCTGTGGATGCTTCTTTGCATTCTTGGCATATGGTATTAACTTATCAATATCAACATACTCTATCTGCATATCTGCCTCTTCCTAGCTTCGATATAGGTTCGAAGCTATACTTTCTTACTCACTCTCTTCGGGATCACAATCTTGTACAGCGGTTTACATACATTCTTTACCTCTCCACCCCAATTTATAGTTGGCTGAAATTTGTATATCTTAGTGCACTTAACCATCACCTTTATCATGGCTATTGGTAAAGCCAGCCTGCCAAGTATCGGATGTATGTATTCAAAACTATATTCAGGTCTCACAACCTCGAATCTTTTAATCTTACTCATATCTCACACCTCAAACAAAATAGCCCAGTGGGGAGAGATCAGCGTTCACTTTTCACAAGGGGAGGTTTACAACCACTGGGTACAAGAAAAGGGACACAACCGAAATGGCAAACAGTCATGTCCCTTATGGATCAATATAATTTTACCATACTAGTATAGCACGTTTAAATGTAACATTTTGTAGCTTTTTACATTATCTTCTCAAAACTCAACAATGCCCATCCGTGCAGCCTCCGAACATACTCATGTGTATAGTGCATTTCTTCTGCTATGTCCTTTAGCCCTTTATATTCAATATATTTCATGAACAATACATTGACGTACTTCGGTTCATCCAGCATGTGTATCTGTCCTATGACCTTATGCTTGAGCTCCATGAACCGCTCTATGTCCTCATGAATCTCATTTTCAAGGTCAACATATTTTGCCACCTTATTGCTCATAGAATCAGCCTTGGCGCTTGTCTGTACCTTTTCTGACGAATAATCAAATGCACCGGTGCAGGTTGCATCTTCCTTGAGTCCTGCAAGCTCTATCTTCTTCTGTCTGATCTTCACATCAAGAAGCTCCACCTGTTTCAAATACTCTTTCGCTTTCACCGCCTCACCTCCTACTTATTCTCCCGGATAGTGAACTCCAAACCTGTTTCTTCCTTCAGCGTCTGTATCATGTCATCCCAGATAATATCCTCATCACACAGTGCATCAGTCTTTAAATTGAATCTTGTGCAGAATCTTTCAAGCCTCTTCTGTCCAAAATCAAACTCATCCCGAAGTACCATGCAACTCATTATCAAAATACAATCTATTGTATTCAGTTTGATTTTATACACAGCTTCATCAAGCTGCTTCTGACTGACCTCCAATGGAATGAACACAGCACCTCTAGTCTTGAGCTCTTTCTCTGCTGCTTCCATGCCTTGCATCTTGATGACATTCATCAGCCATGCAGCCCCCGCCATTCTTGCTTCGTGTAGCTTTCTATCTGATTTTGCCATCCTCTCACTCCTTCCGGGTAAATCTTTTCATCAAGTGATTATATGGATCTGCCTGTGTCTTAAACCCTATCTGTCTTTCTTCAAGCGGATCATTGAGCTGTGCCCCATCAAGGAAATCTCGTAGTTCTTCTAGACAGTCTGGGCATAGATCCTTTGTCTCTACTGGATCATCGAACACATCAACCATCCTTGCCCTTATCGGGGCTCCGTGTTCAAACGGCAGGTCGTAGAACCCGCCACATCTATCGCATTTGCCTGCGTATGCCATTATGTATCACCTCTCCTTTATCAATTCTGGATTATCAAATATGTTGCCAATAACTTCAACTCGATTTCCGTTTTGAACATATTTCCATAAATCATCATTCAAAGACCCACTTCCACTCTTTCCCATTTCGATAGCAAAAGTTGTCCTAAAATCTTTATAAAATACTTTTCCAAGTCTTTTCTTTGTATCTTTGTTCGGGAATGGACAATCATCATTATCTCGTTGGAACAAAATAATGTCACCTTCCCATATCAGCTTGCCGTTCTTATCCCTTAAGCCGGTACATTGACAGATTGTATCTGGTCGCACTTCAAAAATTCCATTTTCCTCTGTAAAATCCTCAAAGCAATCATATTCTGCTTTATCTGGGCATAAAATGTATGGAATGCTTTGACCTAATCTAAAGAACACATTTGTAATTAGATTGCCAATTACCCATTCTCCGTTATCGGCTCTCTTTGCTTTGAATAAATATCTATCTTCCATCTGTTCCACCTTCCTTTACAATTTCGATTGCTTTCCCAATCCCATCTAATAGCCCTTTTTCGTAGTTGTTTTCGTACTGTATTTCTATTTTGCTACCCTCTGTTTCCAACTGCTCCACAACCTTGTCCACATCGTAGACTGTTGGATGCTCCTCAATAAGTTTTTTTGCCTCAATTCTCATTGATTTCTCTGACTTACGTTTCTCTGATGCCTGTTCTTCAAGTGCCTTTATCGCCATATCAAATGCCTTTCCGGTATCGTTCGTATAGGCATAATGTGAATATCTATAATCTGTTGTTGCCTTTAATTTAGCTATTGCTTCTCTCTCTTCCATATTCCACACTCCTATCTTCTCAACCTTGCCACGGCCGCATTCCACTCGTTTATGAATTTAAGCACCCAGGTAGCTGGGTATGTGCTTACAGCATACTGTTTTGAGATTGCAACTGCTCTTGCCCAGTTCGGATCCTGTTTGATCTCATTTGGAATCTGTGCCATCCTTACACCTCCACTTCATCATCTGCCGGAAACCGGAACACCTTCGGTGGTGTGAAACAGAATGCCTGCTGATAGCCACTACCCTGTAGGATTCCAGGACCGCCTCCACACGATATGTAACTTCCATACAGTTTTATCATATCTTCCAGCACTTTCTCTGCCTTTCTCCTTGAGCTGTATGTTGCCATAAGTATGGGAGCTTCATCTGGCTTAATGTTGCCCCATGCATACATTACATTTGTCCCATTCTGCGCAAAGCCATCTATTGTGATGATTCCATCCTCATATTTAACATCGGTGTATCTTAAACCTTTCTGACTAATTAACCTCATCACTCCTCAACCTTCCTTTCCGCCTCAAGCCATCTGCGGGTACATTCTATGCAATGTTGCTTACCCCTCTGACACACAATCTCGTCAAATCCAATCTCGTCAAATCCAACCTCACTCGGACACATGATGATCGGCGCAAGATCCGCATCACCAAGCGACCTGATGTAGTCGCCGTTGGTCATCGGCTCATAGTTGTCAACCGCATTCTTGGTACAGTGTGCGCATGGCTCCTGTGTCTCGTCCATGGCTCTGTATTTGCAGTTTTCGCAGCCTCCTGCTCTCTCTGGTACTATTTCCATCGTATATCTCCCTTCCTGATCAACTCTCTTATGTCTATGTTGCTGAAGCTCTCATGGTAGCCCTTTTCGCTCTGCATCAGTACATGGTGTTCATATGCCTTGATGATTGTCCAGCGCTTCCAAACTCTCACCGGGATATTCTCTTCTTCCCCACCTTTTGTGAGGATCCTCACCACCTGCCCCGGTCGGCAGATGGTGTTAAATATTGCATCTATCTCAAATTCTGTCATGTAGTCTCTCCTTTCAGATAGCAAGTAACTTATTCACGAAATACTGCTGTCCCTTACCTGTAACCTTTGGTGTCCTGGTGATTCTGACTGATCCATCTGGATTGCTTATAGTGCTTTCCTTCACCTCAAACAGCTTCATCTCCATGCTCCTCTGAGTTGGCATATTTCGATCTGAGCCCTCTCGTTTGATGAGGTAGCCATTATCACGCAACCACTTAAATAAACGCTTCTGTCCAATATTTACACCATTCTGGCTTATCAGCTTTGCAAGGTCTCCGATCAATATTGATGTGTGGCTTGCTGCAACCGCATCAGCAAATATCGCCTTTGGCTTCATCGTCTCTATCTGCTTGTCCCTCTCAAGTATCTTGTTCTGAGCCACCTGCAAGGCTCTGGCCATTAATTCATCATCCGTCATAGTCTCCTGCCCGGCTATATAGCCGCCGTTCTTACGGATTGACGGCAACACCTCGGATGTCACCCAGCGTTTGAATCTATGCAGTTTTTCTATTCTTTCATCTACAAGGGAGTCATTTTGTGACACACCCTTTGCTTTCTGCGGCTGCATTTGAAAAAGTAAAGAGTACAAGCCACTTTCATTGATAACTATCATGTTTTGTTTTCCGCCCGGGGTCTCAATTTGTGATATTCTCTTGTCATCATCATCCACACTGGAAAGACTTCTCCTGTAATTTGTGTCTCCAAATGACTCACAAACATCCTTTCCGACAAGCCAAGGCTCACCATTCTCTATCAATGTTCTAATTTCACCAAACTCTTTGTTCTGAAATATCTTTAATTCGTTCATGTAATCAATCTCCTTTTCTTCTTGTTTTTTTGAATCGGAGCACCATATAATTAACTTACAAGGTACTCCTTGCAATAAGACAATTTCCTTGCTGGCTAGGCGAATTGGGATTGTCTTATTTTTTTGTCTCTTTCATCTGATGTAAAATCAATCAATAGTTCAACAAAGTCCTTGCTCAGACTTTTGTTGCCTCTTAAATTGACTATTGCCTCCTGAAAGGTTTCATCTGGCAATTCAACCATCAGCTCAATAATTTCCATAAGTTCAACCATATGTACACCTCCTATCCTTTACGCCCATTTCGGGCGTATTTCTTTCACGAAGTATAGCGTACAATATGGGCGTAGTCAAGTATAATTTAAGTGGAGGTTATATGTATGTTTGGTAAAAGACTCCGTCAAATACGTATGGAAAATGGCTTTACTCAGCAAAAAACTGCTGATTTACTTGGTATAACCTTGCGTTCATACCAAAAATATGAACAAGGTGAGCGTTCTCCATCTCTGGATTGTTTAGTCAAGATAGCTGACATCTTCAATGTATCTCTTGACTATCTGCTGTGCAGAGATACATTTATTCAATCTCACGCAAGATCCTCTGATGAATAGAAAATAAATCCTCCAGGTTATCCCATATCTCAAAATCACCGGTTCGGTCTCCAGATTCTATCTTTTGATAATATCTGAGACCGATACCCAAATAATCGGCAACTCCCTGTTGTGTCATTCCTTTTGCCTTTCTGGCATTCTTCAAATTATTTCTCATAGCAATCACCTCAGTTCTCTTACTGCTCCGTTATTTACAACCGTACCTGAAAGTACACTTGTAAAATTCCTGTTGATGCTCCACCACCTCCAGCAAAGTTATCAACGATAAGTTCTCCGTTTATCATGGCAGCACCTCCGGGTAATCATATATGCTCATCTGTACCGCCGGTACATCTTCCCACGGCACTCCGATATAGTCCAGGACTCTTCCCCAGCCGAACTTTTCTCCTGTCTCTGGATCCGTGCAGCATCTATACATGTAAAACTCCCATTCTTTGGGATTTCGCTCTCTGAGCCTGTCAAACCTGTGTGGTCGTTCTTCCATGTGGATTCCGAAACCGCACATACTGCAGCCTGTCCTCTGTGCTCCTGTCGTTCTGAGATTTCCGTGTCCGTCATCCTCTATCCGTCCATATATAGCCGGTATGATTGTCTCAACCGGTTCATAAGGTATCGTGTTGCCAGCCTTATCCTTGCTGTATGGCTGCTCATAATAAAGCTTTGTAAACACATCTGTATGTGCGTGATACCAAGTGTCCATCTCCTGAGCAAGTCTCAATATGTCATTTCTGAGGTATGGTGCAAATGGCGCTGATCTCATTACTGTCTTGCCATAGTAATTGCATCCATGGTCTGTGAGAGCTTCTTCTCTCTGTCCACCCTCAGATGCCATCATGCCAAGAAACGGATAACTTGAATGTGCTCTTGCCCAATCGTCACACGGCTTTTCTTTCAGCCAGTAGCAGCAATCATTTGACACCTTGAAATTCGGCTTGTAATACATGACCCCTTCATTCTCGTTCTCATATCCACCGAATAGATTGAGCCACTTCTGCGGCAGCTTCATGCGACTGTTCTTCTGAAAGTGCCCCAGCTCTCCGCATTCACCTGTGATTATTGCATGTCTGACTGTCTTATTGTTCTCTGTCGGATTCTGAAGCAGTGCTATCTTGCCCGCTATCCTCTTGCTGATAACCGGGAACCCAACTTCATTGAGCACCTCAACTTTTGTCTTGAGTGGGTTCAGGATAGTCACTCCAAGAGCTTTATGTACCCGCTGTATACTCTTATCTTCTAGGGATGATACTGATACTGCCGGAACGTTGATGCCTAT